TGGGAAATGCGTCGGAACGCTGTTAAGTCTGGCGCAGCCAGACAATCTTGGACTTGTGGCGTTAACTGTACGGGCTCCAACGGGGCCGGAAATCAGGGCCAAACGCCAAACTTACCGCCAAAATCCCATATTCACGGGATTGGGCCGGAGGAAATGACCCTCTTGCAGCGGGGCTGTACGGTCAACGTTAACGGCCAGCGCTGGAAAATGCGATACGGGGTGCTGGAACAGCTGCCAGAACCGCCGCACCCAAGCGGGCGGGTAAATTTTGTGGTGCGAAGACGGAAAAACAAACCGGCAATACCGACGCCGGCTGGATAACCAGGAGTAAATCATGCGGATATTGTGCACAGTGTGCGGGAAAAAAGCGGTGATCGGCAAAACTGACCGGCTCAGCGTGGCAGTTTCAAACCTGTATTGCAGTTGCACGGATCCGGAGTGCGGCCATACTTTCGTCACCAATGTATCGTTTTCACACACATTAAGCCCATCAGCCAAGACCGCAACCGAAGTGGTAGCGGCACTGGCCAGGGCGCTTTCACCAGAACAGCGCAAAGCACTGCAGCAGGAGTTGGCGTTTTGAAAAATACAGGGGATTCTTTGACTTGTGCACTAAGGGGTGTGCGTGTAGCAGTGCACCCATCATTGCCATGCCAGAAAGATGTGGCGCGCAGCATCACAAAAAAGGAAGGGGCAAAGCGAGAGTTCTGGCATTCAGCATCAGGCGAGGTTTTTGGGTTCGTTGAAACACTGGGCCAGGTGGCAGTGATATATCTGTCTAAAGACTGCTATAACGCGCTAAATAAAAATTTACGGCACCAAGGAATATAACGAATATGTGTTATTTGGTTTATTTATCATGAAAATGTATTCGCTATACTCATTCGCGGACTGGGTTAAATCCGTTGGCGGGCAAGTGAAAGCCGCAGAATTGCTGAAAGTTCAGCAAGGGCAGATCAGCCGCTGGGTTTCAGCAGGTGCCTGCATCAGTGCTGACGGAACGGTGTATCCACCAACATCGTCGAAGTATGAGCGAAAGCCGATAGAGTTATGAATTACAGCACTAAATGAAAAAGCCGCATTACGCGGCTTTTTTTATCGGTGAAGAAAATCAAACCGCCGGCGCTGCCTTTGCCTGCATATCAAACACCAGCCGCAAATTGGCCGGCACTTCCGGGTCACGCGATACCGCATCCACCAGAATATTAATCAGCGGTTTGGTTTCGCTTTCGAAATAAACCTCGTTGTATTTGGTCGGGTCGCCAAGTCCAGCGGTGTTGGTCGGGATCATGCCGCCCAAGCCGGCGGGGAACCGGTGCGCGTTAAACACATCTTGCGCGCTGACAGACTTCACCTGGCTGAATTCATCCTTACTTTCAAAATTGCCGACCGGAATAATCTGGATACCTTTTTCTTTGCCGTTCGGGATGTTTACAAACAGCGAATTGAAGTTGCCGACGCCCTTTGATTCCTGAATTTTTTGCTTCAGCTCTTTTTCCACTGCCGGGTCCAGGTTGGGGTCGGTGGCGTACAGGATAAAGCCCATGTGGGCGCCGTTGATGTAGTACTTACGCCGAAACATCGTGGCATCTTCGCTCAGCATGGCCGACTGCAAACCGCCGAGGTAATCAGGGCAGCCGTAGATTTGCTGCACGGTGTCATAAATCCGGCACCAGATAATATCTTTGGGTTTGTAACGCTTAATCTGCCGGTCACGTTCCAGCACTGCACAGCCGCCATCTTCAGTAACGCGGGTGCGGTAACTGGGCAGCGGATAAAGCGAAAGCACTTTGCCAAAACCGTTGCGGATCTTTAGCAGCGGCACGTCACCAAACTGGATCAGGTTTAAAAAAGCCGAACCAATTTCCTGCGCACTCATGCCGCCGGATTTATACCGCGCTGCCGCCATGTTGGCGCGGCTTTGCAAAATGCCGCCATGCTGGGCGTTGCGCCGTGGCAAGTTCGCCAGCAAATGCCGGTCGATGGGCGGTTCCCAGTAGCCGTCATGCTCGTTGTAATACAGCGAATCGTAGTCAGTCAGCCACATTTTCGGCATCACGGTTTCAGGCATGGAAAAAACCACAGTGCCGGGCTTTTTGTCCTCTTCAGCGGTTTGCTGATCAGGGGCAGTTAATTGGGTATCGACCATGAGGATTTCCTTTGATGTTCGTGGTTAAGTGGCTCATTAATCACCGCGTGGGCGATGGCAAAAAATATGTCGGCATGGCCGGTGGCGTTATCACGGCTGGCTTTAAAGGTGATGGCACCGCCGGTTTCAGTGACGGTGCGCCGAATAGCAAGGCAGCTCATGGCAACGTCTTTATGCGAGGCGTCCCATTCAATCCGGCCGCCCTCAATGACATCTATCATTTTCAGCACCAGCCGAGTTTTACTCGATACGCTGTAGTGAATGGCCGTGGCTTCACGCGGGTAAAGCGTACTGATGGAATCAAACACACCGGAGCCTATGCCGGTGGTATCCACGCCAATGTAGGTAACGCGATACTTTGCATAAATCTTTTGGATTTCGGCCACATGGTGCGAGAAGTTCAGGCCGCGCCAATAATGCTTTTCCAATAGCCTGAATTTTTCGCCTTTGGTTTCGCCAGGTGCCACAACTGCAAGTGTTGCATTGTCGCGGGTGCGCGATGGGTCATAACCCAGCCAGACTTCGCGGTTACCAAAGGGCCGGGGCGCGGCGGGTTTGTAGTCTTGCCATCGGGCAGCGTCGACCATGCATTTTTCAAGGTCGGAAAACTTAAATACGCTGTCGGCATCATCAACAAAGACGCACATAAACAGGTTTGCGAAGTCGTCGCCGTTGTATTCGTCGCGCAGTTCGTCAATGTCGAAGAGTTCACAGCCACCGGCAATGGCGTCTTCAATGGTGACTACAAATCGCCATTGTTTATCCGGACAAAGCCGGCCGCCGTCCCGCATCGCATCAAAGTTGGGGAACTCAATTTCGGCCCGTTCTGGTTTGCCTTGTCGCCAGTGATCGCCGGTCCAGAATGGGTATGCCGGGTGCGCTTTAGTCGAGGGCGTGGAAAAGTAGGTTTTGCGCCAGTTTTTGTGCGTGGCCATCGCGGAAGCGAGTTTGTTGAGTACATCGAATTTGCCGATCCAAAAATATTCATCGATGTAAACGTGGCCGTGATAACTCTGCGCGGTTTTGCTGTTGGTGCTTAAAAACCTAAGCTCAGCGTCGCCGTGCGCGGTATGCAGCACAATCGGGTTGCCGGTCAGCTCAATTTCAAAGAACTGCTGGGCGATGGCAACAATGTAACTGCGGAACACTTCAGCCTGGCTGCGCGAGGCTGACAGGAATATCTGCGGTTCGCCGGTCAGCGTGGCCTGTTCAAACGCTTCACCGGCAAAATAGTAAGTGGCGCCAATCTGCCGGCTTTTTAGAATGTTGCGAATACGCTGCCCAAGGTTCTGGTGCATCGTTTTCTGATAGCCAAACAGCGTATCGTGCCAGGCTGCAAAATCATCGGCAGTCAGTTCGCTAACATCGTTTTTCTTTTTACGGCCTTTGCGTTTGGCGGCGGGTTTATCAGTGCTATCACTGCTGCTGTCGCGGGTGCTACTGCTTTGGTGCTGGCTGTCGCCGCCGTCCTGAGTTTTGCGCTCAGCATCAATCCGTTGTTTCTTCAGCCGCACATGCTGGTTAATCAGCATATCCAGTTCTTTGATCTGATTGCCGGTCTTATCTGGGATATCAGTCAGCACCACGATGCGCCGCGCGATGGCTTCGTCAACTTCTTCCTCACGCAGCAAATCACGCCAGCCGTATTTATCGGCCCAGAAATACACAATGCGGTTGTTTGGCAGCCCGAGGTCGTCGCGGATTTCGTCGGGCGTCCAGCGCTTCAGGTAAAGCCGTTTTGCTGATTCGCGGATCTCGGGAGAGTAGGCCATAAATGCGGAAAATTGCCGGGTTAACTGACACAATAGAGCTAGTGTATTGTCTGCGAATGATGGGTTAACTAACTAATTTTACTGCCTTTTCTGATATTGCAAAAATCGGAACCACCCAGAACGATGCCCCGTGATTAACCATTTACAACGCCTTAAGCTTAAGGCCTCAGAGGTATTTATCAGCGAAAAAGAGCAGGCACATGGCAGGAAAACAAACTGGGTGGGTAATCGCAGCGACCGAAGGCGCAACCGTCGACGGCCGCACAATCACCAAAGAGTGGATCCAGCAAATGGCCGAGTCGTACTCGCCAGACGAATACACCGCACTGATTTGGCCAGAGCATTTCCGTTCCTCCTGGGGACCGTTCGAGGGCAAAAACTGGGGTACGGTTGACGAAGTAAAAGCAGCCACCCAGGGCGGAAAACTGCGTTTATACGTCAAATTAACCGCCAACGATTATCTGCTGGCAGCCAACAAAGACGGCCAGAAACTGTTTATGTCGATTGAACCGAACATCGACTACAAAGGCACCGGCAAAGCGTATCTGCAAGGTATCGCCGTCACGGATTCGCCAGCATCAACCGGCACCACCCGCTTAAAGTTTTCAGTAGGCGAAAAAGAGCATGACCACGAAGTCAGTCAGCTGGAAGAACTGCTGAGCGCCGATTTTATCAACGAAAAAGACCAACAAAACCAAGCCACGGATAAAGGCCTGTTCGCCGCCATTGGCACCGCAATCTACGACGCCATTAAAAAATTCCAAACGCCTGATCCGGCAACAGCCAACCCCGAGGACCAAGAGATGACCAAAGAACAATTTGAAGCGCTGATGAATAAAGTCGGCGGCATCGAAAACAAGGTTTCAGAACTGGAAACCAAATTCAGCAAAGCGCCGGAAGGTGACAAACCAGCCGACAAGCCAGCTGACAAAGTTGAAGACAAACCAGCGGATAAACCAGCCGACACAGGCATTACTGCTGAGCAGTTCAACCAACTGAATGCCAGCATCACAGGCCTGGTATCAAAAGTTGAAGGCTTAGAAACCAAGTTCAAAGAAATGAGCCAGGAAGCGCCAGGCCAAAAGCCTGACCCAGCTGGCGCAGGTGAAGCGTACGCGGTTGTTTAATCGCTGACTAACAAGCTCAGCACTTAAACCTTTGTATAAATTAGCAGCGAGATAAAAAGATGAATTTAACCAAAACCGCATTAGCCTGCGTGATGGCCTACAGCAGCGCGATGGCCAAAGCTTACGAAACACCGGACCCAAGCAAGCAGTTTGCTGTGACCGGCCCGATGGAAACCAAATTACGCGCCGCCATTCTGGACTCGGTAGAGTTTTTAAAACTGATCACCTTAATGGACGTCGACCAGATTAAAGGTCAGGTAGTCAGTGTCGGCAACACCGGTATTGCCACAGGTCGATCAGCCGCGGGCAGATTTACCACTGGCCAAGACGTAGACGGCAACGAATACGAGCTGAAAGAAACCGATTCATGCGCATTTGTGCCATGGGCAACGCTGGCTGTCTGGGCGAACGCCGGCAGTGAACGCGAATTCATGCGCTTAATGAGCGAAAACGCCACCATGCGTTTTGCACTCGATATCCTGCGCGTTGGTTTTAACGGCACATCAGCGGCGGCCAACACAGACCCTGTTGCCAATCCGTTAGGCCAGGACGTGAACAAAGGCTGGCACCAACTGGTAAAAGAAAAAGCGCCAGATCAGGTGATGACCGATGACATTTACTTTAACCCGGATGCCACTGGTGAACTGGCTGCAGGCGAATATAAAACGCTGGATGCCATCGTTACCGAACTCAAATTAACACTGATTCCTGAGCAGTTCCGCAACGACCCGCGCCTGGTCGTGCTGGTGGGGAGCGACTTAATTGCCGCTGCACAAATCAAGCTGATGCATCAGGCAGACAAACCAACGGAGCGCGTTGCCGCCCAGATGATGGACAAATCTATCGGCGGTCTGCGGGCCTATACCCCGCCATTCTTCCCGGGTAAACGCATCGTGGTGACCATGCTGCAAAACCTGCATTGCTACACGCAAAAGGGTACCCGGTCACGCAAATCTGAAAACGTCGAAGACCGCAAACGCTGGGAAGACAAATACTGGCGCTTTGAAGGCTACGCCGTGGATGAATATCAGGCCTACGCCGCTGTAGATGAATCAGCGGTCAATATCGGCCCAGCGCCTTAACAGGCCGCTGAAAAAGTGCCGGGCGCTGATATAGCGCCTGGCAAATCAATCCAATGAATTGTGTAGAAAAACCAGCAGGAAAAGCCATGAGTGCCATTGCCAATTTTAAAAAGCGCCGTGAAGCGCAGCGCGCATTAGCCAAAGAGCTGATTGCGCAAGGCGTAAACATCACCGGGTTATCCGAAGAACAATTAGCCGAAGCAGCAAAGAAAATCGCTGCAGCTACAGCTGAAACAGAGCCGAAAAACGACACAGTGACAGCGGATCTGGAACGCACAGCATCAGACCTTGAATCAAGCGCCAGCACCGTCGAAGGCGCAGCCGATGCAGTCACCGGTGCTGCGGAGCAAATCAGCAGCGCAGCGGGTGGTCTGGAAGATACCGCCAATCAGCTTGCGTACAGCGCGGAAGATATCGGCCAGGCGACAGCGCAGTTAAAAGAGGCCACTGAAGAGTTAAAAAAGCCGTCGGCGGCGCAAAAATCCTCGCGTGGCGGGAAAGCCGCACCGCGGAAAAGCAACTCGAAAAAGTCAGGCTAACCGGAAGCGCCGAATATGCGCCTAGTCTGCATTTACAGCTGATTGAGCTCGATGCTGACCTGAAACGGCTCAAAGCATTTGAAAGACGGGCGGACAAAATCGCCCATAAACGCGACGTGTTGTTGCCCAAGTGGCTGCCAATCGTCGAAGCCTATCTGAATGAACGCAAGGAAAAAGGCAATGAAAAAACTGTTAGCGACAACCCTATTTTCGCTTATTGCACTGTCTGGCTTTTCGACGTCGGTAACCTCAGCAGAGCCCTTGAATTCGCCTTCGCTGCAATTGAGCTTGGACAGCCAATGGCCGGAAGCATCCGCAGAAAATGGCCAGGTTTTATCGCAGACACCGTTTTTGACTGGGCAGAGCTGCAAGCCGAGCACGGCCACAGCATCGAACCATATTTCGGCACCGTGTTTAACCGTGTGGTTGGGCAGTGGAAACTACCCGAGCAAGTCACAGCCAAGTTTTACAAATTCGCCGGCCTTGCCTTACTACGGGCCAAAAACGGCGACATTGCGCCAAGCCACGTTGGCGATGTGGACCGGCTCAAACGTGCCGATCAGCTTTTAGAAAAAGCGGCAGAGCTGCACAAGCACGCCCAGGTAAAAACGGTTCGAAACAAAATTGCCATGCGGTTGCGGGCAATTGAAGAGTTAAACCGGCAGAGCGACAGCCAGCCGGAATAAAACAGGCTCCACCCTCCAGTGCGCTAACCGAGTGTTTAACAGGCGACTGTTATTAATCACGTTGACGTTAACCGCACTGAACCTAATCAACTGCAAGGGCACGACATGAGCGGATTTGGTTTTCAGTCACCGGCACAAGAAAGCATCATGGTTGATGCCGATAGCGGCTGGCCTGCACTGTCAACCGAGGAATTTCGCCAGCACCGGCGCATTCCTGAGTATTTCGAAGAAGCCGCCATTGCCGACGCCATCACGCGCAGCGCTGCAGAAATTCAGCAGCAAATTATTCAATTTGTCATGAGAAGCACGGCAGACACGGAAGTCATTTTAACCCTGGGCGTTGGCCTGGTTCCTGAGTTCAGCGAACAGCAAATCAGCATTTACCGGGGTGCAGTGTATGCCCGTTCCCATGCCGATTTGCTGGGGTATTTTTCCGCCGTGGACCAAAAAGAAGCCGGCAACAACAAAGCCAAAGACACTGCCCAGCAGGACGCCATTCTGGCGCACTCAAACCGTGGGGTGCGTTTGTTGCTGGGGCTTGGCCGTGCAGGGGTGCATTCATTATGAGCGAATCAAAAACCCAGCTGCAGCAACTGACTGAATTTTTACTGAGTAGCCTGCAACCCTACGTCACGGCCAACACCATTGACGCCTGGCAAGAGGGCGGCACCATCATTTTAAGCGGTGAAGACTTAGGCACAGGCTATCAGGTGGCGAAGTGGAAGCACCGCGCCATCATCGTCATTGAAAACTTTCCGCATCTAAAAGTTGCACCTTACAACCTGCTTGCCATGCTGGCCGCGTTTCTACTCGACAGCAACTGGCCACGCGATGAACTGGGCCTTGAAGACCCGACACTGGACATTGACCCAATCAGCAACGACAACGCCACGGTGATCATCGAAGTGGAACTGGTTGACAACATCGACTTGATACCGAATGCCAGTGGCCCGGTGCTGTTTAATGGCAACCGCTACAGCGTTGATATGGTCGTGGTCAATGTCGCGGAAGAAATCAACGTGCAGGTAGTGCCAGGCGGTGACGAATGAGTCTGATCATCACGCCAAACAAAGAGCAGGCACTAAGCGCCAGCATGCAGCTGCAGCTGTTAAAGCTGCCGGCGCCAAAGCGTACCCGCATTTTGAAAACGCTGGGCCGGCACGAACGCACACTGGCGCGCAAACGCATTGCCAGCCAAACCACTACTGACGGCAGCGCATTCACTCCACGCAGCAACGGCAAAAAAGACCGGATGTTAAAGCGGCTGGGGAAAACACTAGAGCCTTATGTAAAAAACGCCAACCGGTTAGAGCTGAAACACAAAGCGGCATTAACGGGCCGTATTGCGGCACTGCACCAAGAGGGCGGCGCTGAAAAAATGACGGCCAACAAAATGGCGCGCATTCATGGCCAGCCAGATTACAAAGCACCGTGCACCCGTTCGCAGGCGAAAGCGCTGTCAGCGGAAGGCTACAAGGTCAGAAAGGCAAAGGGCAAAGGTTACCGCCGCGCCAGCCTGCGCGAAATCATGGACAGCTTAAGTCAGGGTAAAGCGATGCTGATCCTGCGCAAGCTACGCGACAAACCACAAAAACAGCGCTGGGACATTCCCGTGGCGGCGCGACCGTTCCTTGGTGATACGGCCGACAACGTGCAGCGGCAGTTGGTCAGCATCATTGAACAAATTAACAAACGATAGAAGGGGCTGAAAATGTCACTAGGTAAGGTACAGGTAAACAATTTAAATCAAGGCCAGGGTGATATTACGGCCATTGAACGGCACTTCTTATTCGTGGGTCTTGCCGGCGCAGAAGCAGAAGAAAGCCAGCTTTTCAGCGTGGGCGCTCAAACGGACTTGGAAGCCACATTTGCTGACAGTCCACTGCGTGATCAGTTAATTGCCGCACAGTTAAACGCTGGCCAGAACTGGACCGCAGCGGTGTATCCACTGGCTGACGGTGAAGACGTGTTTGACGCCATCACCGCAGCCAACGAAGTGCAGAGCTTTGAAGCGGTGGTGTTCTGCGATGTAAGCGCAGCAGGCGCGGCACTGACGGCGAAACAAGGTTATCTGGAAAGCCTCAAAGCAAGCCATGGCCGTTTTGTGTTTGGTATTGCTGCACTGCCAGGCATTACTGGGCTGCAGACTTGGGCACAGTACGAGGCTGCAACAGTGGCTATTCAGGCAGGCATTGCCGCGCCATTGATTGTGCCAGTGCCATTGCTGCACGGTAACAACGCCGGGGTACTGGCTGGCCGCTTATGTAACCGCGGAGTCAGCATTGCAGACAGCCCAATGCGGGTGGCCACAGGTGCAGTGTTGGGCCTCGGTGAAGCGCCAGTGGATAGCGCTGATAAACCGCTGACGCTGGCCACACTCGAAACACTGGCCAACGCACGGTTAAGCGTCCCGCAGTGGTATCCGGACTTGGCGGGCATCTACTGGGGCGACGGCTCCACATTGGACGCAGCCGGCGGCGATTTCCAATACATCGAGCATTTACGCCCGGTGCACAAAGCCAGCCGCGAAGTGCGCATTTTAGCCATTCGCCGGATTGCAAATCGGGCGCTGAATTCGACGCCGGCCAGCATCGAATTGAACAAATCCTATTTCATGAAGCCGCTGCGCAATATGAGCAAAAGCACCGTGATCTTGGGTACTCAGTTCCCTGGTGAAATTCAGCCGCCGCGTGATGGCGACATCAGCATTGTATGGACCACAAACAAAGCGGTGACCATCTACATGGTGGTGCGTCCATACAATTCACCGAAGGAAATCACCGTCAACATTCTGCTTGATTTAAGCAGCGTTTAACTTGTAGCCAGCTTTGAATTGAGCAGCATGTAGGAGTACTAAAAATGCGTTTATCAGGCATGAATTTTAACGTAAACCTTGGCGATATCATGATCCATGTAGATACCGCCACTTTGACAATCACCGACAACAGCGCGGTTGCCCAGACCAGCGGGGTACCGGATGGTTACGTGGACGGCGACGTGGCAGCCAGCGGTGAACTGAACGTCAACGCCAGCCAGTTTGCGCTGATCTCAGCAGCAGCCAAAAGCGCTGGTTCTTGGCGCGCCATGCAAACATTCGACATCATGTTCTATGGCAAAACCGCCAAAGATGAAATGAAAGTGGAAGCCTTTGGCTGTCGGATCAAGCTCAGCGACATTCTGGACGTCGACAAAAAAGGCGGACAGGCGAGCTTGTTTAAAATCCCGTTTGACGTCACCAGCCCGGACTTTGTGCATATCGACGGTGTGCCGTATCTGCGTCCGGAAGAAATCGAAAACATTAAGCAATAGCCGAAAAATAACACAGCCCAGTGCAGTCACGGATGACTGCGCTGCAGCTGTGATTTGAAAAAAGGTGAAGACCATGGCAGCAGTTGATTTTGATTTCATTTCGTCATTAGAGGGCGGCCCTGCGCTGCGTGGCTATGTGCCGGATCCTGAGCAATCAAGTTCAGGCGTAACCATTGCCACCGGTTTTGACCTTGGCTGTCGCAGTGACAGTGATTTAGTCGCGCTGCTGCCAGAGCATGGCGAACTGGTCGACAAGCTGGCGATTTATTGCGGTCATAAGCGCAATAACGCACTGGCTGTGCTGGTCAACAACCCGTTGCAGATCACTGAAGTTGAGGCGCAGGCCATTGATAAAGCGGTCAAGCAACAACTGATCAATCAACTTGAACAGCGATATGACAGCGCCGCCGAGACAGGCTTTGCCATGTTACCAGCAGCGATGCAAACGGTGATTGCCTCAGTCGCGTTTCAATATGGCGATTTAGCCAGGCGCTGCCCTAATTTCTGGCGCGCAGCTGTCGCGGGTGACGCGGCGGCCATGGTGCGGGAGCTCAATAACTTTGGCGACAGGTACGTGACCCGCCGCCAACGCGAAGCCAATTACTTACAACAACACTGCAAAGCGGGGACCGTATGAACTGGAAAGATATTGCAAGCACAGTCGGCAACATTGCCGGTTCAGTCGCCCCGTTATTGGGCGGGCCTGTGGGGCTTGCCGTCAGTATTGGCAGCCAAATTGCCGGCGCAATTGGCACAGACAACAGCCCAGAAGCGGTGGCAGCAGCGCTGAAGAAAGACCCGAACGCCGCGTTAAAGCTGCAGGAGTGGGCCGCACAAGAGCGCGAGCAAATCCGCCAAAGCCATGTGGAGCTGCAAAAAATAGCCATGGAAGAATACAAAGCCGAACTGCAGGACCGGCAGCAGGCGCGGATCATCCATAAAGACCACTGGATGCCATCAGCCATCACCATTTTCTTACTAGTGATGCTGGCCGCGCAGATGGCGGTGCTGTTTTACATGCCAATACCACCAGAGAACCGCGATTTGCTGGTGTACCTGTCGGGCAACTTCCTGCCGTTTGTATCGGCTGCGGTTTACTACTGGGTGAGTTCAACCAAAGACGCCAGCGAGCGGGAAAAGAATTTAAGCATGGGCGGCACAACCAAGGCGGCCACAACGCAGCAAAAGTAAGGAAACGGGCATGGAATTAACTAACTGGTTGCTGGTGATTGTGGGGCTGATAAGCCTGGTGCTTGCAGTAGTGGTGCCACTGATTGCGCACCTGTACGGCACGGTGCACAAGACCAGCAAAGAGTTAAGCGACCACAAAACCCACGTTGCCGAGTATTACTCGCCAAAATCTGAAGTAGAAAAACTGGGTGAGCGCATCGAGCGGCAGATGAAAAACGGGTTCGACAACCTCAAAGAACTTTTAAACAACAGAAGAGATAAGGACGCAGCATGAAAAAGACCATCGTGTTAACCATCGCCGGTACTGACTTTGCTTTTAACGTCACGGCGCAAGACCACAACGCATTTGTCGACGCGGCCGCGCGGCGTGAATCGATGACCGCATCAGCGCACAACTTAGTGATGCGCACCATCAACGCTGAGCAAAAAGAAGACTTCAAAGCATTGCTGGAACAATCGCCAGGCGCAGCACTGCAAATCGCCTCAGAGCTGGGTGCAGAGTTCTCGCCGGCGCTGGAAATCGCCGTAAAAAAATAACGGAGCTGGTTGCAGCGCTGGACAACAACCAGCTGGAACAGATGCTGGCACTGCGCCGGCATTGGCTGCCGGGTGAAGACGATAGCGAACAATCGATAGCCCGCGCCTTGTGGTTGCATAAAAACCACTTTGAGTCGTTAGAAGCCATCACTGCCAACGGCGTTAACCGCGCCTTTGGCGGCAAGTAAATGAGGCACCCATGAGCTTACCTGCACCGCTGATGTTTACCGTTGGCTTGATAGACCAAATCACCAAGCCAATTGCCAAAATCAGCAACAAGTTAAATGGTTTGGCCGAAAACTATCAGGCTGGAACCATGCAGATGGCCACTGGGATTGGTGGCGTCGCGGCCAGTGGTTTTGCCCTGCAAAATGCGCTGATGCCGGCCATTGAAATGGACCGGGCATTGGGCGAGGTTGCCTCATTGGGTGTGCGTGACAGCGCGCTGAAAATGCTGTCTGAAAATTCATACGCCTACGCCATGAAGTACGGCGAATCAGCCGTTGATTTTGTGCGCTCAAGCTACGATATCCAGTCAGCCATTACCGGGTTAAATGATGCTGATTTAAGCCGTTTCACCATGGCATCCAACGTGCTGGCAAAAGCCACAAAAGCGGATGCCGCCACCGTGACCAACTACATGGGAACCATGTACGGCATCTTTAAAAACGATGCAAAAAGCATGGGCGAGGGCGCCTGGATTGAGCGCGTCACGGGTATGACTGCCACTGCAGTACAGGCATTTAAAACCGATGGTAAAAAGATGTCGGATGCTTTTGGTGCACTTGGCGCATCGGCAGGCCTTGCACCACTCGAAGAACAAATGGCCATCATGGGCACCCTGCAAGCCACCATGGAAGGCAGCGAGTCGGCCACCAAATACAAATCATTTTTAGCCGGTGTGGGTAAAGCGCAAAAGGCGCTCAACCTGCAGTTTGCTGACGCCAACGGCAATATGCTGCCAATGGTAGACATCCTGAACAAAATCAAAGGCAAGTATGGCGACACCATCAGCGTGGCTGAAGGTGATCAGCTGGCCAGCGCCTTTGGTTCGCAAGAGGCCGTTTCGCTGGTGAAATTACTGCTAAACGACGTCGACGGTCTGGCAGGTTCCATCAGCCAGCTGGGTAAAGTCAAAGGCATGGAGCAAGCCGAAAAAATGGCAGCGGCCATGACGGACCAAAGCCAGCGACTTTCACAAAGCTGGTTTGTGATCCGGGCAGCCTTCGGCGCCGCCGTTCTGCCAGCGTTTAATGAGTTCGTCGGCAAAATAGCGGATATGAGCAAAGGGGTCATAGACTTCACCAGCAAATTCCCAAACATCAGCCGTTGGCTGGGTTATCTCGGCATCGGCCTGATGCTGGCCGTTGCTGCCGGCGGCCTGCTTACCATCATGATGGGCGCCGGAACAATGGCGATGACCACATGGAAGTTGGGCGCTGATGCTGCCGCATGGGCAGGCACTAAATTCACCGCAGTCATGAAAACCATGAGAGCGTGGACGTTAGCTGTAAACATAGCGATGGCAGCAAACCCAATCGGCTTTTTGATCGCCGGCATTGGTCTTGCGATAGTCGCGGTCGCCGCGATTATTTATTACTGGGATGAACTCAAAGCCACGGTTTCAGAATGGGGCTGGATAAAAGCGGTTGGCGAATTTTTTGATGAAATGATAACCGGCATCCAAAACCAGTTCATCAGCTTTTACAACTGGATAGCTGGCAAGCTCAACACCTTGCCAGGTGTCGACATCGAGCTTAAGCCAATCGTCGGGCCAGTGGATACACAGAAGCTGCAAAACGCCACGAAGCTGCCAGAAAACATGCCAAGCCAGCAGGCCATGCCAGAGTGGATGCAGCGCCAGGCGGCAAATGATACCGGCGTATTCAACAGCGCATTACCGAAACACGCCGGATTATTACCAAAGACGGAATTGCCAGAGCCGGTAAATCAGCAGCTGAACGTGCAACGCAATTTGCCAGCGCCTTATGCGCCGGAACCGTTGACCCAGCACCAGCACCTGCAATTGGTAAAACCAGCCGCCTACGTGCCGGAGCCGTTAAGCCAGCAGATGAACGTGCAGCGCAATTTGCCAAAGCCTTATGCGCCAGAACCGATGACCCAGCAGCAACACCTGCAACTGGTAAAGCCAGCCGCATTTGTGCCGGAACAGTTAAGCCAGCAGCTGAACGTGCAGCGCAATTTGCCAGAGCCTTACACCCCAGAAAAGCTGCAGCAGCAGGTAGATATCAAGCCGGTGGCAACCGACATGCTGGCCGGCACCATTACGCCGAAATACAACCAGCAGGCGGCTGCATCCGCGCAAGCGGTAAGAAAAGCCACGCAGTCGGTCAGTAGCGGTAAAACCCTCAGCTTTGGCGACGTAATCGTGCAGAACCCGCCCAAAGAGTGGAGCTTGGCAGAACTGGCTGATCAGCAGGAGTTACTCACAGCATGACACTGCAAAAATACAGCGATCTGTTTATCGAAAAAGGCGCACTGGCATTAGATGCGCTGCCACAGCCTGAGCTGATCAACACCCGGGCGAGTATCGCGCAGGACGTCAAGCACATGCTGCTGGAATCGGGATTAGTTACCAGACTGCTGGCACAGCGCAGTCCGGCCCTTCGCAATGACGTGTATACGGCGATGGAACTGTTGATAGAAACAGACACGCGGTTAGTGCCAGGCACTATTGAGATTGATGCCAACAACGAGCAGCAAATTCTGATCACTGCCACTACTTACGAATTTGGCGACATAACAACAGAGGTATCGTTAAATGCGGCCGTCAGTTAATTTTGAAAAACTGCTGTCAGAGCAGGGCATGCCAACCACCAGCGATGGCGTGGTGGCATTGTTAGAAGCCGACGTCACCGCGGCAAACTCCATCATTTCCAACAACAGCGCCATGAGCCCATTTTGGCGGCTGTTCTCTGCTTGCGTAGTTACGCCGGTACTGTGGCTGATTAAAACGCTGCTGGCCAGCCACGTACTGCCGGCCATGTTTGCCGCAACAGCGACACAAAAGTATTTAGAGTTAAAGGCGTGGGATGTAGGCCTGACGCGAAAAGCGGCGGTCAAAACCAGAGGCAATATTGTTTTCACTAAACAGGACGTCAACGCGCCAATCGTCGTTGCCGCCGGCACCATCATCAAAACAGACAGCACACTGGGCGCGGTATACCGGGTCACGGTGCTGGAAAATACGTTAATTCCGGCAGGTACCTTAAGCGCGCAGGTGTTGTGTGAGGCATTGGAAGCGGGCGCCGGTTACAACCTGCCGGCTGGTTTTTTTAACATCATGCAGGATGTGGTGCCGGGCATTGACTCAGTAACCAACGCGGCCAACTGGATCACGGTATCCGGTGCTGACGTTGAAACAGACGAAGCACTGGCGCTGCGTATCCGCGATAAGTTTGCGAGCGTCGGGAACTACCATATCGATGCGGTATATCGGGCAGCCATTGCCAGCTTTGCCGGCATTCGCAGTGATCTGCTGTTTTTTGAGCACAACGCCCCACGCGGGCCAGGCACAGCAAACTGTTTTGTCATGATGCCGGTCGGTGAAACTCCATCCAGTCTGATAGACAGCATCAACGACTACATCACGAACCAAGGCTATCACGGCCACGGCGACGATTTACTGGCCATTGCCATTCCGGCAGCGCCGGCGGATATCGAGCTGGAATTCTGGCACCGAGAAAACCTGAGCGTGGAAGAAATCGCCGCGCTGGAAGATGGCATTGAAGCGCGGGTACGGGCAGCGTTTCGGGAGTCAGATTTGTATCCGGAGATCACCCGCACCTTGCCACAAAGTGTGTTTGCCTTTTCTCAACTGGTGCAGGAGCTTCACAGCGCATTGCCGGGCTTAAAAAGTATCCGCTTTACCACCGAGGATATTGAAAGCGCCTTAGTGCTGCCACGCATCGACAGCTTAACCATCACCAATAACGGGGTGGCGCCATGAGCATCAACCATGATGAAAACAGCCCGCAGCTGGAAGCGCTGAACCTGCCGTTTTGGATGGATGGCCAAACGTTAACTGAAAGCCCGGAGCCGCAAGAACCGGCCATGCTCAAAGTCGGCATGCAGAGTTTTTGGCAGCGCGTAAGGGGTTATCTGCTGTGGCCGCTGACACAAAGTGACCCGTTGACCTGTTCGGTGGATGTGTTGCATTTGCTGGCATGGGAGCGGCGCATTACCCGTTTTCGTGATGAACCGCTGTGGCTCTATCGCAAGCGCGTGGCCTTTGCCTTTGTCAATGCCAAAGACGCCGGCAGCACACAGGGATTTATCAACATCTTTAACCGGCTGGGTGTGCCGGTCCTGAGCATCGCAGAGCGCCAGCCGGATAAAGACTGGGATGTGGTGTCGATTGAAATTGATGACACCACAGTTTCAAGCGCCGCGCTGATGGGTACCATCATTCAGGACTATGGTCGCACCTGTCGCCGGTATGAGTACGTTTCAAACAAAGCGGCTGCCATGATTTTGGCGGGCAGCGAAGTCAACGCAGATTTTCAGACACTAACCGCGAGGGCCAGTTAATGGCGCGTTTAACCACCATCGGCGAAATCATGGTTGCTGCAGCTGTGGGCGCAGGCCCAGAGCTGGAAATTACCAAGTTTGTATTCGCCAATATTCCGGGGCTGGTGCACACCGACCCAGAGCCGGCAAACGAACCAATGCCAGCACCGGCACATGTGGTACTTGAAACACCACCAACGGGACACGGCATTATCGATGACAACCGTGTCACCTACGCAAAGATGCTCAGCACAGAAGTAGGGGATTTTAGCTTTAACTGGATTGGCCTGGTGTACACCCATCCGGTAAACGGCGATCAGCTGGTCATGTTTGCCTATGTGCCACTGACGCAGAAAGTGAAAACAGCAGGCGCAACGGTTGGCAACGTCATTGTGCGCAACATGGTGATTGAACATCTGGGCATTGCCAACGGGGTACCAATTGTCGTGCCGGCAGAAAGCTGGATGTATGACTTTAGCGCTGAGATTGCCGCAATTAATGCAGAGCTTAACGAATTAAAAGAGCGAGCCACGCACAACTTGGTGCACAACCCAAACAACTACACCGCAGCCGGCGCTGCCCAGCGCGAAATAATTGTATTTGACCAAGGCCAATCCAAAACGGTGACGTTAGACGCCGCGAACCTTATACCAGGCGATGTGATTGAAGTGCAAAAGCTGGCCAAAGCCGGCCGCATCGACATTGTGGGCACCGTGAATATTGTACTGCCAAATGGAGTCAGCGAGCTGAATCACTGGCTGCCAGCAAGTAGAGCTGGGACGTTAATTTTTGAGTGCGTCGCAGCAAATCAGCTGCGGTATGCAGGGGGATTTTAATTATGGATTTAAGCCTGTTAAACGGCGGTGGCTCTTTTCCGGTCGGTGCGGCATTACAGTTACCGGATAACATGCCTATTCAGATCAGTGACGATTTTGGCACGTGGTTAAGAACTGAATACATAGAAACCAACCCGGCCAACTTCGATGGAGCGTATTGGGATCATACCCGTGCAACGCTATGGGCAAAGCGCCTTGAATACACGAACAGGTCAATCAATGGAGCGTCAGCAAACGGAAATACGATTGTTGCAGCTGTCGGCCATAACGGCACCGACCCGGGCGGGTTAGCTGTATCGACAGACAATGGCATTACATGGGGCAGTTTGATTGTTCCGTCTGGCCTCACAGGCACACAAAATGTAAACGCCGTGAAATGGGTTTCTGCACTTTCGCTATGGGTTGCAGTCAGCAGCAACGGCCTGATCTGGACATCTACTGATGCGGTCACATGGACACCAAGAACGTCAGGAACCACCAACGCGCTGAATGCCATTAACTTTGCAAACGGCTTGCTGGCAATCGTCGGTGCGAGCGGAACCATACTGACGTCAGCAAACGGCACCAGCTACACGGTCAGAACGTCGAATGTAACCAGCGCGCTGGTTTCCGTGGCGTTTTACAACAACGTATGGCTGGCCGTTGGCACAAGCACCGCTTCTCAAAGCTCAAGGTCAACAGACAACGGTGTGACGTGGACCGCTGTAACAACACCAGGCGGCGGCACTAATGTCTCGCGGGTAATTACTGGGAATAACCTGTTTGTATTGGTTGTGGCCAACATCGGAGTATATACATCAACGACAGGCGCAACGGGGAGCTGGACGCAAGTGCTAACCGGAACGCTTGGTCTGGCAAACGTTTCGTACAACGGCGAATTTTATATTTTCACCAATAACAACACCCTGTTTTACAAGTCGTTTGACTTAACCAAGCTGAGACCTTACCCGCATGGCGTTGGAGGTAATGCAACGGCCACTTTCCTGAATATTACTGATGGCCGTTTCCTTGCAACCGGCAGTGACGCTGGTTCTGGTTCTGGCCGCGTTTTGATTGGGAATCAACTGGCTTATGCCGGTAACCCGTCATTTGCAGGAACACAACCAACATCATTAGGAAACATCGGCACCGCGTTCTATGTGAGGATCAAATAATGAGCATTATCAAGTGGAACGATGGATTTATGAATAGCCGCATCACACGGCTGGCATTTCGTAACCGATTTACCTTTGCGGAGAAGGTGGCCATTGAAACGGCAGCAGAAAGCGATGCAACTGTGCGCGTGCTGCTAAAGGATCAGGAAGCTGCGACGTTTATCGATTTAGCACGGATTGATACACAACAAGGCGTGCAGCTGCTGGTCAGCAAAAACCTAATCACAGCGCAAAGAGCCTCAGAAATTCTCAGCCTGACAATTCAGGCAGAAGAAGCCTTTAACGGATAACGCAGAGGTCACCATGCAGGTAGCGTTTTACAAGGGCCGTAAACGACTGGCCAACCGCGTCATTGCCGACATGACCGGTGGGCCGTTTTCGCATGTGGAAGCGGTGCTGCAGCACTACCCGAACGGCTGGGCACTGTGTGTGTCGGCCAGCATGATGGACGGCGGGGTGCGCGTGAAGCTGATTAACATTGCCACCAAAGACTGGCTGCTGATGACAGTCGATATGGGCATCACTGCAGAAGACGCCTGGCAATGGTTCTGGCAGCACAGTGGCGCGAAATACGACTACACCGGCGCAATGCGCTACCGGGTGCCGTTTTTAAAGCAGAGCCAGAAAAAGAAATACTGCAGCGAAGCGGTTGCGGAAATTTTCAGACTGCCTAAATCGAACCACCCGAACGGGCTTTATAAAGACCTGCTGAGGTACGCTGTTTAATGGCATGGGTAAATGCAAACGCCCGCTGGCCAGCGAGCGCACAGGCCATCAAAGACGACGCCGACACGGTATTAAACCAAGTCGGCAGCGTGATGTCGGCTGCACTTGGCAGAGTGGCCGCGACTGAAGCAAAAGTAAGCCTGAGCCGGCACGACTTAAGCGAAGAAGCCGAAGCACTGCTGGGCCTTCGCACTGAGCTCAATAACCTGCTGGTGCAAGCCAAGACACTGGCAGTGACGCCAGCCGTGTATGGCATTGGTGATGATGGTTTTTTATCAACGCAACAAGCCATTAACGCCTTGGCGGCAAAACTCACCGATAACGCAGACCGGCACACACCGGCGAACCAAAGCCATGCGTTGGTGCTGCTGCTAAGCGCTGCATCACCGGCGCAGCTAATCAACCAGCTGACGCCAATTTGTAACCTGCTGGCCGTGCCAGCATTGATGGCATATCAGCGGCAACTGCAAAAAGCAGCGAATTTGGCCGCTGAAAAACTGCAGCAAAACAAACCGGCACTGACGCCACGCTGGACACAAAAAAGCGACCTGAATCTGCAGCCACTGCGAAATGCAGAAGGGCTGCTGGGCGCGCAAATCGGCCAGCTGGAAAGCCTCGCCAGCGACGCCGCCACGCCACTTGGGAAACTCACCGCACTGGCGAGCAAACGCACAGCGCTGATCACACAGCTGCAGACAGATTTAACTGCGCTGGCCAATGTTGCCGGCAGTATCTGGCGATTTGCCTATAACGGCAGCGCCGCCGCACTCGCGGCAGAATTACAAAACACCGCGCCACCGGTCAAACAGCCGGTCAGTGTCGCCCTGGTGATCAGCAGCCAGCTGCCGCTGACGTTCTTACAGGAATTGTTGCAATGAGCCAAATAGCCTTAGACGGTGAGCTGATTAATTTAAAGAGCTGCAAAATGGAGCTGTCCATGCAGCTTGCGGATCAGGATATGTCCGGACAGACATCAGCGACCGGAAGCAGCGAACAGGGCGACAAGGCAAAAGAGCTGCGCATTAGCGGGTTAATTCCATTTACAAATGCCGCCCAGTTAGCCCGGCTGTTTGAACTGGCGAGCGCCAAAGACGCAAGCGGCAACAGAGTGGTGCGCCGGCTTGGCGCGACCATCGGGCGCACCGTCAAAATCCGGCAAGTGAAGTTTCACGGCACAGTATCGGCGCCAGAACATCAAACCCTAATGGCATGGCAAGTGAGCTTTTCGCTACGCGAGCATTTGAGCGTGCCGGAAGTGACCGAGCAGCGCCAACCCAAAGCGGCAGCCAGTACCGCGCAAACCAGCGATCAGACAGCCAGTGTCATTCCGACAGCAGCCATTGGCGGCGAAGCACCGCCACAGGTGGAAATGTCATCGATTGAGAAGTTTCTGAAAAACATCGATAACGCCATTGGCGCACCGACTGAGCAGGCTACGGCATGAAGCTGACCAAGCGGCTGACCATTGGCAGCAACCAACCTGAATTAGTGACGCACCATATTGTGCTGGAACTATCAGCCGGCGGGCGCGGCATCATGACGGTTAAAGGCGACGTCAGCAAAGGGCAGCTGGTGAGCCTTGATATCGGCTACAACAATCAGCTGGTGCGCTACTTCACCGGCTATGTCAGCAAGGTAACGCCGGCGGGTAACGGCACCAACAAAATCATGGTGCGGGAATTATCAGGCATTCTGGCTGAGCGGTACCCGGTATCGATCCGCCACGCCACCATGCGCCAGGTCATCACAAAACTGGCAGAAGATACCGGCCTGAGCTTTATCATTCCAGCTGGGCAAGGCTACACCGACACGCCTATTGCTAATTTCACTTCACAGGGCACCGGCTACCAGCTGCTGAATAACCTGTTTCGGGCCTTTGCGGTACCGGATGGCGTTTGGTACCAGCAGCAAGACGGTCAGATTTATGTGGGCGGTTACCAGCAATGTTTCTGGGCCACAAGGCCAGTAGAAATTCAAAAGGAACTGAGCCAGCAGCAAAGCAACAACAACTGGAAGTTACTGGCCATGCCGGTTATGCGCCCGGGCGCGTTGGTTAATAACAACCGGATAAACCAAGTAGAGCTTTCCGGCGACACCATGACCATCACCTGGGCAACGCATGCCGCCGACAACAACCAGCTGGAACGCCAGGTAAAAGCCGCATTTCCGGAGCTGGCAGGCGGGTATCACTTACCACGCTTTGCAACTGTGGTCGCCATATCTGACTTTGCTGCAGCAGGGGACATCAACAACCCATACCGCCCACGCTATGCCGTGGATGTGCAGCTGCTGGACGAAAACGGCCAGCCAGACACCGCAGTACCGGTGTATCAGGCGATTGCGCTGCCGGTGATGTTTGCAGGCACAGAGCAAGGCTTGCTGCAGTACCCTTTAGAAGGCGCATTGGTAGAAATTGGCTTTGCCTATGGCCGTGCCGACAAGCCGTTTATCCGCACCGTGCTGGGGACTGGCTTTTCAATGCCGGCCATTGAACCCGGCGAACAGCTGCAGCAGCAGCGCGCCGAAGTGTTTCAGCGCACCGACACTGCTGGAAACCAAACCATCAGCACAGATCAGCAGCAAAAGCACAGCGCCTATCACAAGGTTACAAATGCCGACAGGTACGACATACACGCCGGCACGATGCATACCAAAGTGAAACAGCATTCCATCGAAGAGGTGGCGGGCAAAAAGGCCATTGAAGCGCTGGGCGCAGTCGATGTGCTGGCCGGTGACGATTTGACACTGGGCGCGCTCGGAAACATGCGCACGGCAACAGCCGGTGATCTGACAGAAACCATCGGCAAAATACGCCACTCAGTCGCCGCAGAACTGCAGCGCTTTGAAGCCGCCACGCACTGGGCCGGTACCGATACCGTAAACATCTACAACCTGCTAGATCAGCTGATGCAGTGCGTGTCGCAGCTGGCTGACCACTGCGCCAAACACAAACATTTAGTCGGTTCAACTCTGTCACAAGCGCCGGACATCGCCACAGACATGACTGGCCGCAAAACTCAGGCAACCAATCTGCACGACACGCTGCAGCCGTTAGTCGCCACCTAAACGTCAGAAAACAAAACGAGGTACACCATGTTTAATTTCCAAGGCAACAGCAAAGCAATCAACGCAGCCAACAAAATGTCGCTGCATGCCACCAACCCAGGTACTGGCGCCAATCCGGCCGCAGGTTCTGAACTGACCGATGCACCATACGCCCGGCAAAACTGCGTATTTAACGCACCAGAAGCAAACGGCACTGCAGCAGAATCGGCACTCAATGCCGATGTAGTTTTTTCGTTGCACCTGACAAACAACCAAAACGCCCAGTTTATCGGGCTGTGGGAAAACGCCACCTATCTGGGCTACATCGTGCCGGATGCACCATTTAATTTCACCGGCAACGCCACCGAGCGCAGTTTTACTGTACATGCAGCCACAACAATACTGATCCGCGACAACCCATAAGGTGCGCACTATGAAAACGCTGATTGCAGAATTATCAAAACCAGAGTATGCGGCGCTGACTGATGAACAGGCTTTAGATGCGCTAAAAAATGCCACCACACCTGAAGGCGTCATGCTGCCAGCGACCACGGTAAATCAGAAGTTCGCTGAGTTAGATTTAACTGGATTCATTGATGACATCGCAGCAACGCAAGACCATCCGTTCCGTCACAAAATGGCATCGGTGAATAAGAGCATTATAGGCAACCATCCGTTTAACTTCATCGAAGGCACGACCGCTGGCGATGGCAATTTGCTGATGCTGGATATGATGATAAAGAACATTCCGGAGCTGTCTGCAAAAATGACCGCGTTCCGCGATGCGGTTCATGCACTGGCAAACCGGAAACAGCGCCCATTCGCAGACGTATCACTGCCTGATGTCGTTGCTGCTCGCGCAGTGCAGCTTGATGGTCAGTGGCATGAAATCGAGGAAACCACTGCGCAATGGTTGCAAGTGCAGCTCAACACAGCAGCACCGGAATCAACGCACATTGTAGTGCAGTGGCAAGGCGCAGATGGAGAGTGGTATCACGCGCAGGCTATACATGGGTTGCTTGCGCCGGTGCAGTATCGGGCGCAACTGCCTTATTATGGCGTGCCACGTAAGCTGCGATGGAAATGCGAATATCTGCTTCATGCCACGATGAGTGCTGTGTAATGGCTCACGGATACGCAACCGGAAATTCAGCTGGAAACAGAGCAATAGTGGTGTCTGGCCTATCAGGAAATGTCACTATTAGCTTTAAACTACTGACCAATATGCCGTCCTTGCCGAACTCGGCGTACTGGTTTCTGTTCGATGGCAGGTATATTTCAGGTAATTCGTATTTGTACGGAAACGGAGGATCTTGGTTTAGTCCTGCAAATGCCAGCAATTTTAAAATAAACGGTGTATCAAAGTCCTTTGAAACTTATGCAAAAAATGCGGTAGCCGGTGACGTTATTAGCTTTCAGGTTAACTCGGCAAGCGTAGGTGGTGGATTCGTTTTATTTAATCGTCTCAACTTCAATAGCGAGGTTTTTCAAAACCTAACAATAACAGATTTGACTATTGTCGATAACGCAGGAACACATGCGCTGCAATTTCCACCGACAGGAAATACAGTGGCAGACCCGCTCGGCACTCTGACTGTATCAGTGCAAAACGGCACTGATTCACAGTGGGTTTTCTACGATGGTGGCGGCGACACCCAGCACCAAAGCACCAGCGGCACTGCCACCCAGGCTTTTAACGCAGCAGCCAGCACAGCTGCATTAAACGCACAGCACCAAATCACAAGCGGCACAGCCACCCAACAAGTAACCGGCACCGCAGACACCACGGCAAACAACAGCCAACTGAAGGCTACCGCGGGCAGCGCTGAGCAATCAGCAACAGCCACCGCTGACACATCACCGCTCAATGGCCAGCACAAAATTACAACCGGCACTGCAGTACAAAGCGCCGCCGCCACCGCAGAAAGCACGGCGACCAACAGCCAGCATACAACCAGCGCAGGCAGCGCCGGCCTGGTATTTTCTGCACAGGCTGACACAGCACCGCTCAACAACCAGCACCGGCAAAGCGCCGGCCAGCTGCTGTCTGTCGCGGGTTTTATCGCAGATACCAGCTGGGTGAATACCGTTGACCTTGGCGAGGTGCAGCACCGGTCAACATCGGGCAGCGCTACGCAATCGGCCACGGCAACAACTACCACCACAGCACTGAACAGCCAGCACAGGCAGACCAGCGGCACCAGTGCACAGGCAGCCACCGGCAACGCAGAGACTGCGCCTAGCAACAAACAGCACCGGCAAAGCGCCGGCCAGGTTCTATCAGTCGCGGGCTTTATTGCCAGTACCAGCTGGGTTAATACCGTTGACCTTGGCAATATCCAGCACCGCAGCACATCGGGAAGCAGCACCCAGGCGGCTACAGCTGTCACAACGGCAACGGCCATCAACAGCCAGAACCGCCAAAGCGCAGGGCGCGCAACTGCAGAATGTACCGCCACGGCAGGCACCAGCCGGGTCAATACCATTTTGCAAAAGGCCGTGTATATCCGGCGCATCGAATCACGGTCAATCACCAAAAAGATTTACCACACAGCATCGCGGCACAAAATCGAGCTGAAAACACAACGCGGCGGGGGTTATATGCAGGAATTAAACTTTAAGCAGGGCGCCAGTGCGCTGCTTCAGATTGAACACACTATCGACGGCGAGCCGGTAACCGGGATCAGCGAAGCCAAGTATGAACTGTACGGCCGCACCGGCCAGGTACTGGTGACAAAATCAATGGGTGAGGGCATTGAGTTCAGCGCCGGCCTGATTGAAATCCAGCTGACGGAAGATGACACCGCGGATTTATCACAGAGTTACAACCACCAATGCGTGGCCAAAGACTCAGCCGGCCTGACGTTCTTTCCACTGAACGGCCAAATCACGTTCGGCGCCACCAAACCACGGCTTTAAATTTCATCATGGCTGTATCGAGTACAGCCATTTTCATCTACACCACCAGGCGAAAAGACGACAGCAAATACAGTGGATACTGTAAATAAACACAATTGACCATCATAAAACTCTGCTGCAGTGTAGTTATGTTCCGCTATTGATGACGGGATACAAAATAACTACAGATAAGGACAATCAAATGAGCCCGCAGCAAGACAATTCCCGCTATGAAAACAAAGCTGATTTTGAAAAGTCGCTGAACTCACTGTTAGGCATTATTGAAGGCATCACCATCGATGGTTCAATCAACGATGACGAAGTGCAGTTTTTAGAGAACTGGATTAAAGACCACCGCATTAACGAACAAAAGCCACCCTATGACAAATTGATACCGCTGGTGGCAGAAGTTATTTCCGATGGCGTTCTGACACCGCACGAGCTGAGTTTAATCAAATTCACATGCAACTCACTGGCAGCCCACGAATACTTCAGCAACATCACCGCGGATATTCAGCGGCTGCATACGTTACTGGCCGGCATCGCTGCAGACGGTGTTGTGACAGGGAAGGAGCTGGAAGGCCTATCGGCATGGCTTGCTGAACACAGCCACCTGGAAAACTCATACCCATATGATGAAGTCTGCAACAAAATTGGCCGGGTGCTAAAAGACAACCATATCGACCAGCAGGAACAAAAAGAACTGCTGAGCCTTTTCGGTGAATTCGTGTCAATGCTGGACGATAAAACAATCACCAACCCAACAGTGAACGACAACAACCTTTGCGAGAAAAACCCGCACATCGATGTAACCGGCGTGTTTTGTTTTACCGGCGCATCGACGCGATACAGTCGGGCAGAATTTAAGAAGGTGATCACCGCGCTGGGTGGCACAGTCACTGATGCCATCACCACAAAGTTAAAATACCTGGTGATCGGCAGCAAAGGCCAACCGCAATGGAAGTTCGGCAGTTACGGCAGTAAAATTGACGAAGCCATTAAGCTGAAAAAGAACGGCCATCCGATTACGATAATCCACGAAATAGACCTGCATGCCGTGATAGACGCCAGCTGAGTAATTAATCAGAACAGTGCGGCCACCAAACCGGTGGCTGTATTTTATAGCAATCACACACAGCACCAAACGCACCACAAAAGCCGCCACGCTGCGCACATAAAACACCACCACGCACACCAATTCAAAGAAATAAGCCAGCAGAGCGCCACAGGCGCACCCATACACGGAAAAAACAGCCACGTAAAAACTCGGCCACGAAAACCGGACTCTTCCACACCCTCCTGCGGGCTTTAAATGTTAATTTTTTTTCAGTTTTTTTTCGTTGCAGATCATAGGCGCAGGCCGCGCCATTTCTAAAGGTCTGCAAGGATCTGACGATCTGAAAAGATCGCAGTTTTTTTCAGTGTTTTTCAGTTTTATGGGGTGCGTTTGAGTGATGCCGGCAAAGCTAAGTGATTCATTCCATTGTGTTTTCTGTGGATTCCGTGAGGTTTTGAAAACAGTGCCGGCAAAATGTGTTTTTAAATACCTGAATAAATACAACAAGTTAGCCCACTTTAAAAATGAAATAAAAATAAGGGGCCAAGGCGTGCAGTGTGGCTAATTCATCCGCATTCTGACCAGTTCAGGCACGCGGCCCCAGTCGACGTGCGGCACGATAAACGGCCAGAACTGAATGCAGGCCAGGTCAAGGATGCGGCCATTTTGCAAAATCACGCCTTCGGCACAAATGGCCAATTGAGCGCGTCGCCAAGGTGGCGGCAGCAGATGGCCGGAGCTTAGCATTTTGAGCTGGTGCGCCACTTTTGGCGGCAGGCCATTGCGAAGCCAACGGCGTACTGTGTGCCTGGTGACGAAAAAGAACTCAGCGATTTTGACCAGATCAGGTTCAGAGCGCACCGATTTTTTGGTGATCACGGTCTTCATAAAGCCGGCGTTGAACAATAAATGGGTATCGTCTTTAGATTTTATTTGCATTGCCATATTTCTATAAATTCCATTTGGTTATTAAAAACGAATTTTCAGCCTCAAGAGAAAACTGAATAAAATCAGTGTTAAAACGCGAAATTAAGGCGGAATTGCCAAATTAATAGAATTTCTGTTTGGGGAACAGATAAAAATATGTCAGGCTATAGTGGTGTGATACGGCGTTAAAAACGATCCCTTTGATTTAACATAATATACA